CAGCGTCATCAACTACAACTGTGATAGATTCATTATCTTCGGTAGTTTGCTTGCTGAAGAAGGAGACTTTACCAAAACCACTTCCATCTAGGTTGCCATTTGCGTCTTTATTGGGACTATCGGTCATATAGAGAGTCTCTCCATTACCAAAGATGTTGAAACCGGAAGATTTGATGTTTCCGCCTTCTGGATTTACGAAGAATGCGTTACCAAAACACAATTCATACTGTGCTTGCTGATTTAGAGCGGCAGCAAGGTTCCTTCTGATGATAATGCGGGTGATATTAGAGGTTACCGCTAGGTCGGTGTCATCAATAATCTTCTGAACTTTGGAATACTTGAATCTACCACCAAATTTGTTCAAATCGACGGAATTGGCGTATCCATTGAGTGAAGAGATGACCATTGTGCGCAAACTTTCGGCATTTGCAACTTTAGTGACATCATAATAGACATAGGAGTCTAGTTCGACGAAGAGAATCTTCAAATCGACGATTCTTTGACTAATACCGGCAATGCTGTACTGCTTGATAGAGTCCAAAATGCCTTTTTTGTCAAAATCACTAACTTCAGTACCATTTACAGGTTTGATGCTGATTAGGACGTTGCCAAACTGGGGTGGATCGAGTTCTTCGCCACCAACAACAGAAACAGACTCGGTATTTGGGTAAATTTCCTTAATAATGCCTTCATAGTCACGTGGAGTGACTGCCCTGTACTGGGACCCGTAGATGCGAGGAGCATAGTACTTAATAGAATCTACGGATTCGATGTCTGCACCGTTTCTAGCGCCTTCTAGGGTGGTTACAGTGACCAAATTGGTTGGGGTGATGGTAGCACCGTTGGAATTTTGGATAGAACCACTAAAACGGAAGTTTCTAGGACCATCACCATCCTTACCATCAGTAATAATATAGGTTGCGTCAACAAACTGACCATCCGCTAGTGCTTTACCGAAGATTCCATCACCAAAGAGGAGTTCATAGTTCTCCTGGTTAACTTCGGCGATGAAAAAGACCTCACTATCCTTATCAATCTGAATAATACTGTCAACGCGGTCCCATACCTTACCACCAGACACCTCATTGGCGTCTCTGACGCGAACTACAAGAGTACTGTAGTCCATGTCGGGGTTGTTGATGATGAATCTTTGGTCAACAGACCCATTTACATCAAAAGTATTCTTAGCGAAGGTTCCCTGGTAGATAATGATGGGTTCTTCATCAGTTCCGAACTCAGCAACACCATTCTTTACTAGTGCTGTAATGTCCTCAGGGATAGAGAAGACATAAGTAGTACCATCATCCTGCCCAGAAGCAACTAGACCCGCCTTCAAGGTCAATGTGGGGGTGTTAGAAGTAGTCTCAATGGTGAATTTGATCTTTGCCTGTGCTGCTTTCCTGGAACGAGGCAAATAACCGATGTTACCAGCAAGAGAAACGACTTTTCTGCGGAGAGTCGCGGAATCCAAGAAGGATTCGTTGACAATCATGTTGGAGTTTACGGAGTTAATATAAGCATTGTATGCAAGAGTATCGATAAGGACACTAAAGTTCGATCCATCAAAGTCAAACCCCGTGAAATCGCTGTTAGCACGGAGGTAATCCTTAATAGACTCCTTGATTTGGTCGTAATCTAGATTTGTAAACTTAGTGAATGACATTTACCTAGTACTCTTTAGGATAAAGTTGTAAGTTTGGGAGGGAAACTCCTGTCCAACGATGTCGTAGTTAATAGTTACCTCTAATTCGTTCCTATCTGGAACAGGATTTACTATAACTTTGATTTTATCGATCCTAGGTTCTTCATTTTCTAGTGATCTTACGATTTGATCCTGGATTACAGCAGCATTACCGTAATCAGCAAGTTCAAATAACTGCCCATAGACATCTGAACCGAAATCTAGGTTGAAAAACTTCTCCCCAGGGATAGTTTCGACAATATTTCTGACGGAACGCATGATCGCACGCTCATTTTTAAGCACACCGATGTCTCCAGTCACCGGATGAGGTTGAAAAGAGAGACTGATGTCCTTAAATGCTCTGGAAATGCGCTTAATGTCCGCCATTTGTTGAAAACATTTACTATTATTTATGTCAGGCACAAAAAAGTCGCCCGGCGAGAGGCGACTTTAAGTTCAATCTTCAGTTTTTTCTGCTTTTGCATCCTCTTGGCGGCGTTTTTGCTCCAGTGCCCAGTCAAGTGCACCGTAGTCGGTGACTAAAACTACACCAGAGACGCGATCGACAGGTCTACCCATTGGTTTTGGTCCTAATAAACGGCAAATTAGAACTTTTAGGGGGGTTCCTATCCCCATCGGATCACAAAAAGATTCATTTTAACCTATTTATCTCCCCCTGCCCGGAGGGCAAGGGTCCCAAAAAGGGTTAGTTCATCGTTTCGCGCCCTAAAAAGTGGATTTTAGGGGTCTCAATGACCTCATGGACTCAGCGTCCCTGACCACGATAGCGCTTCTTCTTGGCGTTACGGGAAGATGCAGCAAGTTTCGTGCGATTGGAACGACCCTGACGGGTCTTCTTTCCAGGGGACTCGATCTTGACCTGAGTTTTTCCGAACATTTTTTAATTACTCCTGAATAAATGGTTCAATTTGTCTCTCAGGTGTACCCATATAGGTAGTATGAGAGATAGTTGATGGGTCTGGGAACCCCATCTCATAGTATGCGGTTGAGAGATCTGACATCACCTCAAAGAACTCATCTTGCGTGAGTGCCTTGTGGACCGTCTGACCTTCAATGATTATATCAAAGACTTGCTCCATGGTCAATATTTTGGTGGAAAGAGAATGGAAGAGAACCATAGACCCCCCAATACAGCAATAGCAAAGGGTATCCATGTCCCCCAGAGGTTGACAGCAATTATAGCAGTAACCCCCAAAGATATCAAACCGAGCAAACGCCTACAGAACCTATTGACTATCATGAGTATCGCACGGATAGTAATGAAGAAGTTATTAGGTTCACTTGGCATGTCTCGGTGGGCGCAGTTCTTGTAGATACTGACCAAGTCAATACCCACAGACCTGAACTGCTCCTTAACGTTTCTACTACAGTGGAACCACTCAGTAGCACCGTCGGGGAGTTTTTGCCAGTCTTCTAGACCAATATAGTTGCGCATCTGTTCCCTACTCACACGCTCTCGCTCAAAGAACTGATGTAGTGCAGTTTCAGATGTGCTGTCATTGAGTTTATCTATGACAAATATCACTTCCCCTTCTTTCCATGAAGGAGGATACTCATTCAACCAGTTTGCCATACGCTGACGACCATTCTTACCCTTACCAATTTTGATAAGAGGAATGGGACCAGATGAAAGGTAGCAATATACCTGCCCGACTTTCTTAGTGGCATATGAAGAGGGACCCATACCTTTAATGAGTGCCTTTTCATCTAGAAGCAAATCAGATAGACCAGACATGTATATAAGCGATTTCATTGATTATAGTAAAAGACCCCCCGGTGTGGGAGGTCTGTGTGCCAGTTATATCACTGACCCTCTAGTTGAGCAACCCGTTCCTTGAGCGAATCAATCTCATCAAGTGCCTCTTGGAGTGCCTTCGTCAAGGGGGCAATGAACTCACTATAGCGGAGTCCCTGTGAACTGTCGGCATTTTCCTTATCTGCAAGGATCCAACCACCGAAGTCACCGGCACCAGAAGCATCTACTGCTGCCTTTACTTCCTGGGCAATGAAACCATAGTGGGTTCTCAAACCAGGAGTGCTAGTACCATCGGGATAGTTAGTACCTTCATTCCACTTATAGGATACTGGGCGGAGGGACCGGATGAAATCGGCACCAAGTACGCTATCAGTAATAGTATTCTTCTCACGTTCGTCAGAAGTATTAATAGTACCGTTGACAGCAAATATTTGGGACCACTTATTAGAACCATTACCTAGGGAGACGATGTTATTGCCTAGGGGTCTGAGTGGACCACCACTACCAAAGAAGACACCGTACTGACCACTAGAACCATAGATGACCCTGACACCGTTCCCTCTGATCTCAAAGTCTTCAGGTTGGGGGTTGGTTAGTTTTCTAACACGTAGTTCACCCTGAGAAGGAAAGAAAGAGAATCTTGTGTTACTGGGATTACCAGCATTCGTTGCTACACGGGGATTGGTCGTAGAGACACTATCTACGAATACAGGGAAGTATTCTCCAGAGTCCTGGGCAATCTGACAGTTGATTTGGTTGTCTGGACCAGCGGGACCTGCGGGACCAGGATCCCCTTTCAGACCTTGAGGACCAGATGCACCAGTAGCACCTTGAGGACCTTGCTGCCCCTGCGCTTCAAATAATGGGATACCAGAACCATCTACGACAGTTGTCCATACCCCATCTTCATAAATGAAATTAATACCGTTTGCTTCTAGGAGTTGACCCTCACTAGGATTCTCAGGGAATACCATGATATTGTTACATTACTTAATGTATTTAGAATATTTACAAGCATAAAAAAAGGACCCTTTCGGGTCCTTGTGATTTGATCAGATGACGCGGGTCTTTTCGTGACCGACGCGGATACGAGGATCACACCAGATCTCGAAACCAGCAGCGATAGCGTCTAGGCAGAATGATACATCTTCACCACACATATCCTGTACTGCACCAGATTCAAAGACTTGCATCTTAGGAGCGAACCAGGGGTACTTCATCTCTTCGTGCTCGAATACACCGTTCTTGATGAGGATCCAACCGAAACCAGCGTAGTCTACGGTGAAAGGCTTCTTACGCTTCTGAATGCCATCAACCATCTCGTGGTTCATAACACCGCCGTTCTTGGCGAAATCATCTTCTTCTAACCAGTGAGCAACGGAAGTAGTACGACCGTCTTCAGTGGAGTACCAACCAGTAGCGATGTCCTTATCCATTAGGACTAGTTGGAGGAGTTTCTGGGTATTGAATACGATGTCAGAGTCAATCCAGAGTTGGTAGTCATACTTTAGTTTACCGTCCCAGGGCACCTGGTCGGGTCCACGTAGTACGTTAGCACCTAGGCACTTGCAACGTGCGAAGTTAACCATGGAACTGTAGTCTTGGGAGATCTGAATAGATGCACCCATTTGAACTAGGTCAAAACACATTTGAACAAAGTTCTTGAGGTAGGTATATGAAACACCACGACCGGGAAGGCAGAATACAATGGCTTTGCCACGTAGCATCTCTTTTGCCTTTTCGTAATCCCACTCGTCTGCTGCGTTAGCAACTTTGCCCTTGGGGGGTTCTTTTGCTTTTACTGTAAATCCTTTAGCCATAATGTTTGGTAATAATGTGGAAACGTTTCAAGTTACACGTGTTGTTCAATACGATGCTTCCGTATAGGAAGGTGGTTCGCATCGAACGTACTCAAGTTTAGCACTCTTATCAAGATTGGTCAACTCTAGGAATCCCTGGAGATGTACCATCTCTCTTTTAAATTCGGTCTCCGTCAGAGCGGCAGAGACGCATGTGTCGTTTACATAGATGTGGTAAAGAGTGTCATTCATTAGTCAATCTCTCGGAGGATTAATTCGTTGCCCTCCATAATCCATTCTAACTCGGTTCCTTCATACCATTCAAATTGATTTAACAACCGTTCAGGGATAGGAACGTAGAGTTCACCAGAGGCAACGTCTTCTTGTACTTCAACGATAAATCGTTTGTCTCTGTTCATTCTATCAAAAGTATTCAGTTATATTGTATATAGCAATGCAGAATTAACTATACTTACCTTGCAGACCCTTCTGTTGTGCTCTGTTAAGAGTTTTGCGGAATTCAGCACGACGCTTCATTTCCTTCTTGTCGGGTGCAGGTTTATTTGCTTCTGCCTCTTGCTTCTGACGCGCTTGTTCTGCTTTCTCCGCTTCCACCTGCTTCTGAGTTGCTGCATCCTTCTCTGCCTGCATTTGCTGCTGGCGTTGGTGCATTTGCTCTTGCTTACGTAGTTGCGCTTCCTGCTGCTTTACCTGTGCCTTCTGTTGTAGTTGGGCAATCCTATTCTGGGCATTCATTACACCGTCCTGTGCGGCACGCTGGCGTGCTTGGTGGGCGGCATTTGCCTTGGGGTTATTCTGCAAGTAATAGCGGCGCGTCTTCTTAACTTCCTTACCTTTCTCATCCCTTACGATAGACGCTTCGGCAGCAGCAAGTTCCGCCGCTTCTAAATCGGCGTTCGCTTTAGACTTGGCGTCTTCGCAAATTAGTTTGAATTCTTCAAAGGACTTCATGGACTCAGAGTAACCTTATAGTTTATTTATAGGGCGTATGCCCTAGGGTCATAAAAGTGTTCGGGCGTGAAAAAACGGACCTCTATGGGTCTCTATGGATCTCAGAAGACCACAGCACCCCTCTGTGTGCCCCTGTAAGGGACCTCTAAGCACTCACAGGTCAGTTTATACCTCTCAGTACTTTAGACTGCGCTAAATGCTTGAGGGTGTAGAACCACTTGTAGCAGATCTATTCGCTTGCCAGTCATAGGAAACAGCAAAAACTATGACTCCCTCGGTGGGTTGACGCTGTTCTTCTTCACCCTCTCTATTTATCCCCTGCGGGGTGTGCTTGAGAGGGGGCGTTTTCGCCCCTTCGGGGATTCTCGGAGGGGACTCGGAGATACCCATAAGGAAAACATAGAGGAACTCAGAGATACTCGGAGAAACATAAAATTAATAGAAATCTTACAGTCTCTTGCGTTCCGCACATATCAGTAAGTCTCTCTACGTTTTCTCTATGGACCCCTTCGGGGTGCCTACGGCATCTCTTGACAAATATCTTTTATATGTGTAGAATCTGCTTTGTCGGGGTTGGCAACAACTCTTAGAGATTAATAGAGGGGCTTAGAGATCTATAGGGGATTTTTTTATATGGGGAATTTTTTTTTCTTAGCGGACTTTTGAGGGGCGTTTATATCTGGGGGAATTTTTTTAGAGAGCGATTTATATTGCTCGACATTTACTTTTATAGCTTAGAAAGAAGGTACTTTTTATATACGGGGTAACGCCGCGCCCCAATATAAACGAACGACCACAAATTAACTGTCGAAACGCACGAATAGCACTGTCCCCTCACTAACAAAAAAGGGGAGCATTGCTGCCCCCCTCAATGAATCAATCTTCAAGAATGTGTGGATAGTATTCTTTCACTTCTTCTTGCAATTCTGTGTCTGAATACTTATCATAACTCTCATCCATATAATCGAATAGAACTGCTGCCATAGTCTTTAGATCCATATCATCAATGATTTGTTGAATGAGAGTGGATTGAACTTCGGAACGATTCATGATGATTGTTGATAGTAACTGTGCGGGGGAGTTAGTGACCCTCAGAGGGAGGGGCAGAGTAGAACGCCTTGGTCAGCATCGGAGCCAGTGACGAACCACTCAGAGAATTCAGCGAATAGAGCGTCGGCATCCTCATAGCGTCCCTCGTTAGCAAGTGCCTGAGCACGGTGGACGATGGGAGTCAGATCAAGATCAATCATGGCGTGTCGGTTGGTGACTTGTAAAGTATAGCAGATCAGAGGGCGTTGTCTTGGCACCAGTTGGCAAAGCCACCATAAGAGAGGTCACCCAGTGGCATGGTGATGCCGAGATGACAGGCAAGGAAGCGGAGCTGATCACGCTTGCGGATGATGAGCGTCTCAACGGAACCGGAGATCCATGCAATCTGAACACGGCGGGAGGTCAGAGGGAGAACGATGCCATCGACGGCAGTGCTCTTGTCTTCGGTGTTGATGAACATGGGATGAAAGAAAAAAATGATTTGATCGGGTGGGGTGCTCAGGCGGTGCGACCGTAGCGGGCGATCGTGATGGCGTCTGCTACGAAGTTCGTGGATGGATCAACCCAGAGGAGGCGGCGGGATTTCAGATCAGAGCA